TGGTAAAATTTCCACGTCTCGCAAACCTTGGCCGTGATTGAGGTTTAGGCTCAATGTTCAGGACAAGCTTCATAGCAAGACTCCATGGAATCCCAATTCTTCAAATAGATTCTTTTTGTTTTCTTCAATAAATTTAAAGAGGGTCTGAACTTCTTTGGTATCTTTGGCAAATTCTCCAGCTGCATAGGCGCTATCTAAAATCACATCAACAGATTGCTTAGCTTCTAGCACCAGCTTGTATTCAGGCTCAAATAAGTCGCCGTTTTCATCTAGTGATAGCTGTTTATCTTGTTTTACAAATTCTGCTACTGGACTCCACAACGAGCTCCCGACAATTTCGATATTCTGTTCTGTTTTGCTTGTTACGATTGTAAAAGGCGTATTAATTACCGCTGTTTTTTGCATTTGTTTTTCTCCTGTTAAAAAAGTGTTGTTTGCAAAGGGTACACATCTTCAAATGGCACTCCGACTCTTAGACAGTCTCGTTTGATGTCCAGTGTAGAGATGACGTACTTGACACCATTATTTTTCTTGTCATAGTGTGGATAAGTGTAGCCATCATTTTCTATTTTTTCGATGATTTCAGATTTTGTTTCAGGACAGATTTCTGTCCAGTTGATCCATTCCATTTTTATCCTCCCACGATACCGTGCCAGAGATTAGACACTCTTTATCCAACCTGCTAGCAAGTGTGGTCCGATTGTAAATGCCGTGGCTGGTTTCGATACAGTCACTGTAAATATTTTTAATTTGTACGATTTTAAAAAATTCTCCATTTTTTAAAACTTTCACGTAATCGCCTTTTTCAAGTTTCATATTTCTGACCAAAATCCCACGCCTGCCAAATTGTGAGCAAGGCAAGCGTGAGTGAAATTCTTTGCGTCATTCGTCCAAAGTCACATGACCTTTACTGACGTTTTCTAGTTCGCAGTTTTACAAGAATGCCCGGCTTGTTAATTTTTGAGTTGTTTCCATTTTGGAAATAGTTGTTTTTCCAAACTTAATAATCACTTTCAATCAAGTCATTCAAGCTAACTACTGCATTCAGTTTTTTCTGACTTCTGCAATAATCGCAATGACCACATTTTTTAGGCTCTTTCTGACCTTGGATAACATCCCAAACTTCTACAATTTCAGACTTGATTTTGTCTAAACCTTCTTCAAGCCATTCATCATCGATTTTCAAAATGTCACGATCTGGCACGTTTTCCTTGCTAACCGCGACAATGTAGGGTCTGAAATCATTCCCAGTCATTTGCTTCAGCAATTCACGATATAGACCGAGTTGACCATGATATCCAAAGTTAAGGATATTATTAACTGCTGCAGGAACTTTCTTTTTAAGTTCTGCGCTCCATTCTTCAGCGTATATGGACTTCATGGTTTTCAAATCCACGAAATAACCACGACTTAGATTCACGCTATCCAGCTTTCCTTTTACTGGCACGCCCTCGATTTCTCCATAAATAATCAACTCTTTTTGAACCTCATCTGACGGATAACCGTGATACAAATGATTAAATCCATCATCGTCCTTTAGGCTTGCAATCATCTTATCGCCGATCACAAAATCAGATTTTAGATTTCCTTTGTTCTTTCCAGTCTTAGCTAGTAACTTGTCACCATTTTCATCCATGAACTGCTGATGTACTTCTGGGCTTTCAAAGTAACTGTGAACATAATTTCCGAGGAGAAGAGGGGTTTCATCTCTCTCCTCAGCCCATTGACCACTGTCCAAAGCAAAGGCCTTAGCCTGACATTGCTGATACCGTTTAAGGCGTGAGTTGGTCAACCAGCTCGTGTCCTGGTAGTAGTTCTCTTGTGTTAGTTCTTCCATAGCCTACTCCTTAATGTTGGTCGTGTTTCCCTCAAAGAAACTTATCTCTTCCAAAACTTCGCCCGTTTCTTGATCAAAATCTGGAATTTCATCTGCTGGGTATTCTGTAGAAGCTAACTCGTCAGGAATTGCCGTTTTTTCAGCCGTTTTTGGGGGTGTTTTACTTCCTTCGGTAAATTCTCCATCTACAACGTTCTCGCTCTCTGTGGCCATGCTAGGAGCTCCTAGGATACCATCCAAAGTTTCAGCGACTGGCTCTTGAGTAACATCTTTGACTTCATTCTTGTTTGAAACTGTGCTATCTTCGTTATCTGCAACGATTGCTTCCTGCAATTCGGTAGAAAGAGGGGCATAGGTTGAAAGCATGTGCTTCAATACAGTTTTACGAGCCATGGCATCAAAGTCCGACTGCCATGGGCTATATTTACTAGAGAATGATTGACTGTACTTCTTGCCGTGTGCTTGAACTCGTTCCTTAGTCCAAAAAACTGTTTTTTCAAATCCATTGGCCAATCGCATGAATGCAAAGTAACCAACGACTTTTTCTTTCTCTTTTGGAATAGCAGTCATGTCCACTTCAAGATCTTCAGTAAGTGGGTTAAACCCTTTATATTGGCTTTCATAGACCTCTCCAGCGTTCAAGCGTGTGACTTGTCCACTTCGTTGTGCAAGTTGAATCAGACCTTTATATCCAATCTGAAACTGTGCTTGATTCTTATAAGGTACGATATAAGCATATCCAAGACTCGGCTCGATTGGTAGGTTTAGGACTGCGGCCTTCATAGCAGCGGTCATGATGCTTTCATTTGTAGCCTTAGCAAGTAGATTATTGTTTGTTACGACACTCAGCAAACTCGCAACAAATTGCTGACCATTGCCGTTTACTACTTCTGAGAATTTCTGTTTTACTGCTGGTGAGTTAAAAAATTGTTTATGTGTCAGTTCGTTTGTCATTTCTTTCTTCCTTTCGTCTTCTTCAAATTCCAATTTTCACGTTTTATACGTCTGTTTTCGTTTTGTAGTTTCAAGATTATATTTTGTTGTTCATTGATAATCTGCCCCATCTCTCGGCCAAGATGAATGTAATCAGACCGCCAATTGTCGATTTCTGCGTGTAATTCTTCAATCATACTTCATCACCCACGTATCGATACTGCCCACATCCAACATAGATGTACTGACTTGGGTCAAGCTCCTCTTGCTCCTCAGGCGGTTGCATCATATCTCTGTCATAATCAAACATGAGCATACACCTTTCCAAGTTCCAGCACTCGCTTCACATATCTGGCCTTGGATGTTAGTCCAAGATCCAGCAATTCGTTTTTTTCTTCATGATTGGCCAAAAGCCATACACGGTTTTCAAGTTCAATTCTAGTCATTAGCGTCTCCTTTGCTCTACCCCAAATACTTTGCATAGCGTGCTCTTCGTGGTTCTGGCAAAGCTAGAGGTTCAGGACGCAAGCCTACAGGCGGTTCGTTGTCAAATGTGAAGCCTTTGAACTCTCGGCGGATATTCTTGCGGATTTGTTCTCTTTCAATCTCACGACCCATTTCAAGCAATTCATTACAAGTTCTAATAACTTGCGTATCATACTCTTCTTGAAGTCGTTTTTCTTCCTCTTTTTGCTTTTCTAACTGATGAACTAGGATTCCTGCGCTGACAAATCCTAAAAGCACTGCACCAGTTCCTAAAAGCTGGTTGATTAATGGTGGTTCAAACATTTTTTCTATCTCCTTTATTTTGCTAACTGACTTTGAAACCGTAGTACGTCGTTCAAGTCATATAAATATTTACCGCCTTTAGCATTTTGCTGGTAGCGGAATTTCCCTGCATCTCTGAAATCTTCAATTTTCTTGCGACCCCAGCCCGTCTTTTCCTGAACATCTTTAATCGAAGCCCAGTTCGTTCCTCTTGCCACTCGCATTTTAGCTTCAGTCATAGCTTTCACATTCAACTGGACAAGTTCTTCCAACAGTTCGTTTTTAAAATCTTCTCCAAACAATTCCAAAGCCATTGGCAATTTCCTCTCTTTCGTGTTATAATCATGTTGAATATTTTTGATTAGCGCCTGATTGCCGTCAGGTGCTTTTTTATTTAAAAAGTCTTACTTTCCAGCGCCCTGAGTTCTATCTCACGGCTGACTTGTTTCAATAGATTCTCACACGCTATTTTAGCTTCTCTGTACGTTGTGTTTTCGCTGATGAAGTAATCAGCAAGTTCGATGACTTTATCTTCCATTTAGCCTCCCATATCGGTCTCAAGACTGATGTAATCCCCTCTTAAATTGCTATAATAATTCTGACTAGGACCTCTCACCGTTTTAGTCAAAATTCAAATAGAAAGGATAGAAATATCATGAATAATCTAACGAATGATGCCAAATTCCTACTAACTTCCATGTACGCAGAATACTTAACAAGACGCAAGGATGAAATTTCTAAAGAGCAAGCAAGAAACTTCCAAAACATAAATTATCTGAAAAATAACATTATGTCTGAATGGTCTGAAGAAGATATTTTGGATACATGTTTTGAATTAGATAAATATGGATATATAATTGGCACCAAGGCTGATAACACGTTCTATACCCTGTATTTAACAACCGAAGCAATCGCTGAACTTGAGAGTCAATTCAGAGAACCAACTCTCAAAGAACGAATAGAGAATGTATTAGATTTTGCAGCTAAAATTAAATCTGTTATTCCTTTTGTTTAACTCTATCAGCCAATGCTTTTCTTTTTAAACCGTTAAGACCGAAAGGATCTTCTTTGATATCCAAGCATGTTTTCTCAATTAGTTCAGATTGATTAAGAAGTATCTTTCTGTCCTCATTTCTTGCCTTGAGTTCTAAATCTATAGACTCAAGGCTTTTCGCTATACGTTCAAGAAATTCTTCTGACATGTCTTTCTCTCCTTTTTTGAATTAGTTGCCATCACTTGATAGGATATCTGCTTCAAAACGAAACATATTCAGCTTATGAGCAAGTTCTTCAAGCTCATGAGCTTTTTTATTAAACTCTTTGACAAGATCATTAAATTGATCTATATTCGTAACATTTACTTTAACTTCAACAGTCATTGAATTGATACTCATTCTTCTTACCTACTTTCTTTATCTAAATGATTCCAAATAGATTTATTGCTTTTATATTTCCACAAACAATCTTATTGCTATCCAGAACTATTTTATTTTCTGCCTTTACAAAGGCGGACTCTTTTTTCCCACTATACGGATATCGTCTTGGTCTCATTTCTTCTCCTTCCAAACCAAAGTCCTAAATTAGAAATTTTAAACCTCTCTCTTTTATTTATTAAGAGAAGTAGGACTTGTTGTTAATTAATATTTATTGTTAGTTAATACTTGTTGTTAGTTAAT